CAAAATTATGGGCAAGCTTACTCCAGAGAAGTTTGATCAAGCTGAACGTGTGCAGAATGAGATGAACTACCTCTTAACGGAGGAGATGACAGAATACCGCGACGAGATGGAGCAGATGCTGTTTAAACTTCCCCTAGCTGGGTCTGCGTTTAAGAAGGTCTATTATGACCCGCTTATGGATAGACCCTGTGCGGTGTTTGTGCCTTCAGAAGAGTTTGTTGTGTCCTACGGGGCAACAGACCTAATGACATGCCCGCGCTACACGCATGTTATGAAGAAAACGGAAAACGAGATATTAGAGCTGCAAGTTGCAGGCTTCTATAGGGATGTGGACCTACCTGCACCTGCGCCAGATTTTTCAGATATTCAAGAGAAGTACGACGAACTTGACGGTGAAAGCGCGGTTCTTGAGAATGACGATAGGCATACAATTCTTGAGATGCACGTCACAATGAATATGCCTGAAGGGTTTGATGACTCTGATGAAATAGCACGGCCTTATGTAGTAACTATAGATAAATCGTCTCGCGAAATATTATCTATCCGTAAGAATTGGTATGAAGATGACGCTAAAAAGAAAAAACGCCTACACTTTGTACACTACCGTTATCTACCGGGCCTTGGGTTTTATGGAACGGGTCTTATTCACCTCATTGGTGGCCTTGCTAAGTCGGCTACCTCTATCCTTCGTCAGTTGGTTGATGCTGGCACACTGTCGAATTTGCCAGCAGGGCTTAAAGCTCGCGGTATGCGTATTAAGGGGGACGACACTCCTCTTATGCCGGGTGAATTTAGGGATGTGGACGTACCGGGCGGTGCCATCCGTGACTCGATTACGTTTATCCCTTACAAAGAGCCATCAAGCGTACTGTACTCTTTACTTGGAAATATTGTCGAAGAGGGACGCCGAATTGGCTCAGTCGCAGACATCCAAGTAGGAGATACTAACGCACAGGCACCCGTGGGCACAACTCTTGCCCTTATGGAGCGTTCAATGAAGGTAATGTCTGGTGTACAGGCCCGCCTCCATGCTGCCATGAAAAAAGAGTTACGACTTTTGTCTAAGATTGTTCACGATTATATGCCTGATGAGTACGTGTATGAAGTTGACGGAGACTTTAGCAGGAAGGCTGATTTTGACAAACGTATAGACGTTATACCTGTATCTGACCCCAACGCCGCTACTATGGCGCAGCGTATTATGCAGTACCAAGCCGCGTTACAACTAGCGCAACAAGCGCCCCAATTGTACGACATGGGTAAGCTGCACAGGCAAATGCTTGAGGTTCTTGGCATCCAAGACGCGGAAGATTTAATCAAGCTACCTGAAGATATTAAACCTTCTGACCCTGTAACTGAGAACATGATGATCCTGAAACAGGAGCCAGTCAAAGCGTTCAAGTATCAAGATCACGAAGCTCACCTAGCGGTGCATATGGCTGCGGCACAAGATCCAAAGATTATGCAGATGGTGGGGCAGTCTCCATTTGCTCAAGTAATACAGCAGGCAATGGCGGCACATATTACAGAGCATGTTGCATTCCAGTATCGTAGGGAAATGGAAAAGATGCTGGGGGTCGAGATGCCTAGCGAAGATCAGCCATTGCCTGAAGATGTTGAGGTTGAAATTTCTAGATTGGCTAAGGATGCAGCAGAGAAGCTTCTCAAGAAAGATCAGGCAGAGGTGTCTCAGCAGCAGGCTCAAGCGCAACAACAAGATCCTGTTGTACAGATGCAACAGCAAGAGCTTCAGCTAAAAGCGCAAGAGCTTCAGCATAAGATGCAACTAGACACGGCTAAGCTTCAGCTTGAAGCTGAGAAGATTAAAGCCACTAATCAAAGAGAGGGTGCCAAGCTGGGAGTTAAGCTGGCAACTGATCTTGATAATTCCCAACGTGCAGATCAGCAGGCTGGGGCGAAACTGGGAGTTGAATTAGCAAAGGAGCTAGGTAAGGGGGATGGATGACACGGTTGTTGCGTTGATGAAACGTAGCATATCCGAATCCAAGACGGAGATAGAACAGTTTTTGGCCGGGGGCCAAGCACAATCTATGGAAGATTACTGCCGTCTTGTAGGGAGATATGAGGCTTTAAAACTAATTGAAGCCGATTTAGTTGATTTGGAAGAAAGAATTATTGCACAATAAGTTCTAGTATTCTATTTCGTAATTGGGGGCTTCGCGGATAGACCGCGCAAGGTTTCTGTGAACCTTAATCACTGCAAGGTATATGCAATGTATAAAGATGAAAAAGTAACTGACGATAAAGTAGCAACTCAGTTACCAGAACCAAAAGGCTACAAAGTTCTTATTAGCACTGTTGAGGTTAATGAGAAGACCGAAGGCGGGGTGTATATGCCTGACCAACTTAGGCAGGCAGAAGAAACCGCTTCTATTATAGGGTTTGTAATTAAAACTGGCCCTGATGCGTATTCCGATAAAGATAGATTTCCAAATGGAGCCTACTGCAAGGAAGGTGATTTTGTGATCTTTAGATCTTATTCAGGAACCAGATTTAAAATACATGGCAAAGAGTTTCGTCTTGTAAATGATGACACTGTTGAAGCAGTCGTCGAAGATCCACGGGGGTATACACGGGTATGAATAGTTTGGCAGATAAACCAGAGCTAACAGAACAAGATCTTGAAAACGAATCACCTGAAACACAAGATGTTGTGGATGATTCGTTTGAGATAGAAGTGTCTGACGACACTCCTGAAGAAGAGAAACCGCGTCTGGCAGAAGATAGAGAGCCAGAAGTGCCTTCTGACGATGAGATAGATAAATATTCTGTTGGGGTTCAAAAGCGCATAAACAAGCTAAAATTTGAAGCGCAAGAGCAAGAACGGCAAAAACTTGAGGCCCACAGGCTACAAGAAGAGGCTCTGCGGTATGCTCAACAGATAAAATCTGAAAACGAACAGTTACGAAAAAACCTTGATGCGGGTGAAGAAACCCTTATTGGGCAGGCTAAAGGGCGCATCGAAGCGCAGTTAGATAAGGCTAAATCTGCGTATAAAGCTGCATATGAGTCAGGAGATCCTGACGCTTTAATAGCCGCGCAAGAGCAGCTAACGACCTTGAAGGTAGAGTCTGACAGGGTAAATAACTATAAACCACAGGTTAGAACCGCGCCACAGCCACAGCCACAGTATGCTCAACCTGCCCCGCAAGTTGATAAGCCTGATCCAAAAGCCCTTGAGTGGGGTAAGAAAAATACTTGGTTTGAGAATCCTGAAACTCCTGAAATGACAGGCTATGCATATGGTGTGCATCAAAAGCTTGTACAATCAGGGATTGATCCGAGAAGCGATTCTTATTATGATGAAATAGACAAGGCTATGAAAAAAGCCTTTCCAGATAAGTTTGACGGTGGGCAAATAGAGGAAGAAGCACCCCAACGTCAGGCCGGTTCCGTGGTTGCCGCACCGTCAAGATCGACAAAAAAGCCACGCACAGTGCGATTAACCTCGACGCAAGCCTCTCTCGCCAAGCGGCTTGGACTCACGAATGAGCAATATGTGGCGCAAATGTTGAAGGATCAATCCAAATGAGTAACAGAACCTCACGCAGTAATGATGACCGCGAAGCGGTCAAACGTAAAGTGTCATGGGAAAGACCGACCATGTTACCGACCCCCGAACCTCGCGCTGGCATTAGCTATCGCTGGATTCGCACCTCTACTTTGGGTACTACGGATAACAAGAATGTTTCTTCCAGATTTCGTGAAGGTTGGACACCTGTTCGTAAAGAGGATCATCCGAACCTTCAAATCGTGTCCGATATTGATTCGAGATTTCAAGACGGCATTGAGGTAGGTGGCTTATTGTTATGTCAAAACGCCATCGAAAAAGTTGAGGCTAGGGTTGAGAAGCAGCTAGACATGGCACAGAGCCAGATGGAAGCGGTTGATAATTCCTATCTGAAACAATCAGACCCTCGTATGCCCGTTCTAAACCCAGAACGGAGTACACGATCTTCATTTGGCAAGTAACCCTTTTGGGGAGCTTGTCGTAACTTAAACTCTAGGAGTATGAGAAAATGGCTACTACAGCAGCTCCCTACGGCTTAAAACCTGTGCGCCGCGCAGATGGAATGCCGTATGCTGGTGCGACTAATCAGTATCTCATTGACCCCGCTGGAGAAGCAACAAACCTGTTTTACGGGCAAGTTGTTATCATTGGGGCTGATGGTTACATCGCACTCGCAACTGGTTCAGGTGCAGACCTGACATCTAACAGCATCTCAGGAACAACAGGCGTTGGCGCTATTGGCGTTTTCGTTGGTTGTGAGTATGTAAATTCTTCAGGCCAAACGGTCCAAGCGCAGCATTACCCAACTGGAACTTCCAACGGTGATGCTATTAAGGCATATGTTGTTGACGATCCAAACGTACTATTCCAAGCCCAGCTTGATGGTACAGGAGCGCAAACAATCATCGGTACAAACACATTCTTTGCAGCAGCGCAGTCTACCTCAACTGGTAATACCACGACAGGTAACTCTACATCTGCATTGGACGCTACGGTGAAGACTGCCGCAGCGGCGTTTCGTATTGTTTCACATGTGTCAGATGCTGCTGATGCGTTCCCAGATGTACTTGTAAAGTTCAATCCGGGCGCTCACCAGATGACCAATAACGTAGGCTTATAAGGAGGTTAAATCATGGCTATTTCACGCGCCCAGCTCCTTAAAGAGCTATTACCGGGTCTGAATGCATTGTTTGGTTTGGAGTACGGCAAGTACGAAGACGAACATGCTGAGATCTATGAAACTGAAACTTCAGAGCGTAGCTTTGAAGAGGAAGTTAAATTATCAGGTTTTGGAGCCGCCCCTGTGAAAGCAGAAGGTGCTTCAATTTCTTATGATAACGCACAGGAATCATTCACTGCGCGTTACAATCATGAGACAGTCGCAATGGGCTTTTCTATCACAGAAGAGGCTATGGAAGACAATCTGTATGATTCGCTTTCTGCTCGTTATACCAAAGCTCTT